ATGTCACCTGTGAATAATGACACTGTCGTCTCAGAGTTTGCTCGTTATCTGAAGCTGAAGAACTTCACAGCTAAAACGATCGAGCACCGCTTGGGGCAGATTGCTAGATTAGCTAGATGGCTTGGGGAAACATCTTTGCTGGAGGCCACCCCAGAGCAGCTTGAGGCCTGGCAAGGTTCGTTGCGGGTGTGCCCGTCTAGCATCCAGACCTACACGTCGCATGTTTGCACCTTCTACCAGTGGGCCTACCGCTGTGGCCGCACGAGCGAATACGTCGCAAAAGACTTGGTGCAACCGAAGATTCAGCGCCGCATGGCCCGGCCCATCCCCGAGGACCACTTGCGGATCGCGCTGACCGGCGCGCCCGTCGGGACTGACATCCATGCATGGCTGCTATTGGCCGGATACTGCGGTCTGCGCGCTGGGGAGATCGCGCAGATGTCACGCAACGACTTTCGCCCCGACGAAGGCGGCGGTGCCTTCCTGACCGTGCACGGCAAGGGAGGGAAGCAACGCATCGTCCGAGTTGCCCCCGAGGTCATGCAACGTTTGGCAATCCAGCTGAGCCGACCCGGCACCATGTTCTGTCGTCCTCGCGGCGGGCCAGTAACACCCAACTACGTCTCGGTCGTGGGTGCGGAATTCCTAACCAATCTCGGGCTCCCGTACACGCTGCACACCCTGCGACACAGGTTCGCGACCGTGCTCGCCGACGAAGGCGCGGACCTTCGCGATATCCAGGAATTGATGGGGCACGAGAGCCTGGCCACCACCATGCGGTATCTCGCCTACTCAACCCGACGTGGAGCGGCGTCCGTCGACTCGCTCGCGTCGCACCTGTGCCCCTCGCGGTCGTCGGCATCAAGAATGGAACAGCGCAGTCACAAGTAGGTGTCACATCTAGGAGGTCGGCCAGCGGACACGAGGGGATGCCCATATGGTCTCCGAATGCCCGCTCGCCGGTCCCCCTGGATGAACGAACGCGCCCAGTTGCTCGTGCGCTATCTCGCCGAGCAGCACGCCCTGAACATGACCGAGGCCATGGCGCGAGAGCGTATTTCGGCGAAAGTCGACCTCACGGCCGAGCTGATGGGCATCAGCCGGCAGTCGGCCAAGGCCTACGTCGATGAGGACTACGTGCGCCGGATGGCCGACAGCTTCGCCGGGGCAGTTCGGGATCTACAAGCACGATCCCCACGCCGCGGCCTGCGCGCCGTGCCGGATGACGATTGACGGATTGCCGCTCGCTTGTTGCCCGCGTTGGCTACTGCTGTTGTAGTGTGCCCCGTAACCAGATCGGTCAAGGGGGCAGGTGTGAGCGATGACAAGGTGTTGCAGGCCGACCTTGACGCGATGGCCAAGATTGGTCCGCACCTGCGCGAGAGTGCCAGGCAGATCCGGGGGCGTATCCCGGCAGACCATGTGACCCCTGGGGCGGATCCGGGTTTGGCGGCGCTGGAGGCTTTCTCGAAAGCGATCTCGGATGTGGAGCGTATCGCCGCCGCTCGGCTGGAGGCGATCAGCGATGTGTACGACGAGGCGCACAAGGGCTTCTTGACCACCGAGCAGCTGCACGCCGGGTACTACAAGTTGCCGAGCATTTACCAGCCGCCGCAGCGCGCATGAGGCTCCAGCCGTGACAGTCCTCGATGAGTTTATGGCTAAGAAGGCCAACGACTATATGGCGGTGGTGGACAGTTTGCGGCCGCGCACGGCGGCGTTGAAAGCCACCTACGACGACTACAAACGGTGGGCCACCACCCCGAACGGAACCTACTGGTCTGGGCAATTCGCGGGCGCCGCCCAGGAAGCCGCCGCCGATGACTGCAAGGGCACCGATAACGCCGACGACACCACCGAAGATGTTGTCAAGCTCGTCAGCGCCACCATCGAGTTCGAGGTGTTGCCGCCGTTGACCAGCGGGCAGAACATCGTCACCAACGCGTTGCGCGAGGGCGTCACGGTCGGTCAAGACTTCACGATGACCTATCACCCGGCTGAGGGTGAAAGCGAAAAGTCGGTGGCCCGCAACAAACAGATCGTGGCTGACGCTGAGCGCGAACTACGCGAGTATGTCGCCAAGTGGGAGAAGGCCACCCAAGAACTCAAGACGCAGACCGATGGTGCGCGCGAGAAGATGCTCTCCCGCATCAACCCCAAAGCGGCCCTAGTCGATGCGCGCAAGATCCTGCGCGAGGCCACGCCAGGCCAACCAGCAGCCGAGACGATCGACTACAAAAAGCAGTACCCCAAGGCCACGGACCCGGCGGGCACCACCCCAGCCGCAGCCGCCAGCGGCCCGGAGACGATCAATTACAAAGAGCTGTACCCAAAAACCGCGTCGGTGGACGGGCATCAGCTCGGCAGCCTCGGGGCCATGCCCGGTGTCGGGGATATCGACAAGACCAAACCAGCCAAGCTCGCCCCCACCTTGGCCGATCGCGATGTTCCCGCGTTCGCCCAGGCGACCCGCGAGCGCCTGCAACATGAGGGTGTGCCCGCTAACCAGATTGAGCAGCGGGTCAATGAGGCGGTCCAGCGGGCGCAGGCCCCGCGTTTTGCCCCCGACGCCGATCCGATGCGCACCCCTGGACAGGTGTCGTTGCACAACTCGCCCGGTGATCAGTTCAACGACATCGTGGGCCGCGCTAACGATGAGGCCACCAAAACCATTGACGGCCAGATAGAGCAAGCCAAAGTCCTTACCGGACAAGCAGGTCCGGGCGCGCCCGGTGTCGCCGAAGCATGGAAAGACGTAGGCCTCGGTGCAGTCAAACAGGTTCACGAGCTGACGAGCGATCCACTGGCCGCGCCCAAGATGGGCATCGAACAAGCCAAAGAGTTCTACAACCACCCCGGCGAGTTCATCGGCAAGAACCTGATCCACGGCACCGAAGCCCTCGGCGGCGGGGCAATCGGCGGCGAAGCCGCAGCCGGTGCGCGCGGACTACTCGGCGATCTCACCGGCGCCGAAGGGCGCGCCATCACCCATGATCTATCCAGCACCCACGAACCGACATCCGCGCACGTCGAGCAGCCCGGCGCCGGCGCGCATTCCGGGCCCGTGATGGACCATCAGGCCCCCTCGGCGGGTGGTGACCACACCCCGCCGTCGTATCAACCGCCTGCGCCATATGAGTTCGATCCTGGCGGCGGCCAGCATTACACCTCCGGGGACCCGCACCACCCGGGCGGCTGGCCGCCCGGCACCCCCGAGGCCACATGGAACAAGGGCGACACCGAGCCGGGCTGGAAGCACATCAACCACAGTTTCGACAAAGACTGGATGCCGTACCAAGAGCAGATCGGCGGAATTGAACGAACACCCAGCGGAGCGCTTCCCGAATGGGTGCAACATGATCTAGATACGGGAGCCCCAGTTTCCTTCGACGGACACACCTATCGCGGCCCGCAAGAGGTCTTTCTCGAAGCAAAGGATGGCTTTCGGGGCTTGGCGTTCGCGCCGGACAACGCGTACTGGACGGGGCGGGCAGAGTCGGCGCTCGAACAAGTTGACCGACAGCTCGGCGCGCTCCCACCAGGTGCGAGACTTGAGTGGCACGTATCCGATCCCTATGGTGCTGCAGCCCTTCGTGACCTGTTCGATTCAAACGGTGTCTACGGTGTAGAGGTCATCTACACTCCGAAACCATGAGTGAGGTGGCAGTGGTGAACGAGGCGCGAAACCCGGCCTGGGGCGCATCGCGGCCGTCGCTGCTCGCTCTCCGGGTAGCAGCTGGCGAATCTCCCGAATGGATCGCTGCACGCACCGACAGCCTGCTCCGTTCGTTGCAATCAGCTTTCGACGTATCGAGCTGGCAGATTGCGGCCGACAACGGTTGGGAACTGTGGGAAGGTTCCCCCGACGAACTGGTCAACATAGTTCGCAAACATCCCGTTCGTGAATTCGTAGGGGCATCGGAAGATATCGGTGATGCGCTACCCGGTGAGGGTTACTCCTTCACCATTTCGGGCGCAGGCCCCCGTGTTTCCCCTCTGGTGCGTATCGCAGCCGGTCACCCGGCTGTCGGACAGCGGCTACCTCGCCGCCGTCTGGCGGTCGAGCTCCGTGAAGCGCATGAGAACGCGCTGCGGTCCGTGGATGCCGACGCCGTAACAGCTGCGGTGGTCGAGACGTGGCAGCCCGCGACCACTGAATTCGCGGATCTCGACGTGCGTCGTCTTGCTCGCCGCGGCAACTGGAAGATCGGCGTCGGCTACCGAACATGGATCAGCGCCGAGGTCGGTACGGTGAGCCATCTTGTTGACCGGCTGACTGCGACCAAACTTGCTGGCGGCACCCTGATTTCGGCACCGGATGACTGGCCTGCCGCGCGGGTTGTCGAGGCGGTAACCGCCACGTTGCGGGAGAACGGTCTCGATGAGGTACCGCACTAGGCCCGGTCAGTGGGCATTACCGTTACCACTTCTGACCTGGGCGTGATCTTGTAATCTGCCGTCCATGGCGAGAGAGATGGGCGTCCCGGCGAAAGCGTTGTGGGTGTGTCTGGGGGTATTTGTCGGGCTGCTGGCGTTCATGGCGGCGTGCGCAATAGGGCTGTCGGGCCAATCCGGGAACGTTGGTGTGAGCGTTGAAGTGAGGCAAAAGTACGCGATCGAGACATGCCAGTCCGCTCTCTTGAAGCGCATGCGTGACCCGGAGAGTGCGAAGTTCGCCGATGAGGTGGCCCGTGAAGGCGTGACGCATGGAGGTGGGCGTGATCCCGAGCTGGAATACTCGCCCGACCGCGGTGATACCTACTTTACGGTGACGGGCAATGTCAACGCCAAGAACGCGTTTGGTGGTTACACGGGGATGCGTCCCTACACCTGCGATGCGGTGGTGGATAGAAACGGCACAACGCAAAGCCGGGCCCGCGTGCTGGATTAGTGCACTAGAAACACCAATAGCGCCCCTCACCAGGTCAGGGTGAGGGGCGCTATTTCGTTGGGCTGCAATCAATGCGGGCTCTCTACACCTCGTCGACGAGCTCTGCCGGTAGCTCGGGTGTGGGGGTTTCGGGTCTGTGTTGTCGCGCCCAGCCCATCCATTCGCGGATGTGTCGGACGGCTGCGCGGAGTTTGTCACGATATTGGTCGCGCTGGCCTACGACGATGGCTAGTTGAGCTTCCAGGTCGCGGACTTTGCGCGAGGTGCGGGCTTGCCAGGCGCCCAGGATGGCGACGATGGCGCCGCCGACGGCTTGGATCTGGTCGGGGCTCACCGGCCGCTGCCCGCCACGAGCTTGAACAGGCTGGACGGTACGACGGCCTTGGTCGCCGAGGCGGTACCGGATCGGCCTAGCTTGATCGATGCCGCAGAGAAGATGAGCGATACCGCCAGCGTCCCGGCGCCGACATTGATGCCGCTCTGCCAATCGATCTCGGTCAGGGCTGCGTTCACTGCGGCGTCGGCCAGGTTGGCGCCGACGATGAAGCCACCCGCGAACGTCTTGATGGCACGCTCGGCAGCGTCAACGGCGGCGTCCTTGAGCCAGGGCGGGATGGTGATGTGCATGACGGTCCTCTCGGCGGTTGGGTTGTGGATAACTGCGTTTGGGCAGTTCAGGGGGAGTTTTTTCGATGGCGCCATGGATAGGGAGCGGTACGGTGTGGGGAGTCCCTGCGCGCTCTCCTCGCGCGGGGGTGGACTGATCTACGCGGCGATGGCGGGGGTGCGGCTGGCCCAGTCGCGCACGTGCTGGATGGCGAGCCCGAGATAGGTTTGGCCGGGCCATACTTCGCGGTACTCGTATTGAATGTGTGCGGCGGTCGGTGGGGTGGTGGTGACGAAACGCAGCGCGATCAAGGCGGCCTGCGCCGCGGCCGCGGGCCCGGTGAGCTTGTTGATATCGCCCCAGCCGAGTAGTCCCTGTAGACCGCCGAGGACCATGGGTAGGCCGAGCGCGGCGATACCGTTGGGGCCACCAGTGAGCGCGCCGAATATGGCGGGCAGCTCGATACCCAAGGCCTTGGCGGCGATTTCGGGGATTTTGGGCAGGATGGCGCCAGCGGCCCCGAGTGGGTCGGTGATCTGGAATGCGGTCACCATGTCGAAACAGTCGTCCATGATGTCCCCGACCACCCCGAGGGGGATGTTGCCGTACATGTCGCCGGGGTCGGTGAGCCAGCAGTGCCGGTAGTCGCCTGTGTCGCCGTAGCGCCATGACGAGATGCCTTGCCCGGCAAGGATCGGACCGCCGTAGTAGCTGCCACCGTGGGGCCGGGTGGGGTCCCCAAGGCTGAATGAACACAGGTAGTTGTCCGGGTAGTGCTCGGCCAGCCACGCGCGGAACCGGGCGCCCGCGACCGCGCCGGCCGAGTATCCGCCGATGACAACCTTGATGTTGGGGTTGGCGCGGTAGCGCTCGGCGAAGATGCGTTGTGCGTCGGCCACGGCGATGTCGACGGCCTTGGCCATCGAAATGTCGTTGATGCTGCCCGCGGCGCCGACCGGGAGTCCGCCCATGGTTGCGGCGAATTCGGGGTGCACTTCCTCAACGAGGTTGGCCACGGCCTGCATGACGCGAGATACGTAGTCTTGGCCGATGACTCCTCCGGTGCCCCGGAACATTAGGCCCAGGTGGCGGTTGGCGGGCGGGGCCGGGGGCGCAATGCCCAGCGCGCGTAGGTCATCATCGGACACCTGCCCGGTGGGGATCTGGCCGGTGCGGCGCTGATATTCGGCGGCCCACAGGGCAGCGCGCGGCCCGAACTCGTCGGTGTCGCGGGGCAGCGGCCCCAGCAGCCGGGTGTACAGCGGTCCGAACCAGTCGTTCATCACGGCCCGCCACTGACGGACCGTTTCATTGCGGTCTCCGATGCGGATCATTTGGACCACACCTTGTCGCGCAGCGTCATACCTTTTGATGCCCAGTCAGGATGTCCTGGCCCGAGTTGTTCGGCGATGTATTCCAGTAGCTTGCGGTCGGGAGCTTCTTGGACGAATTGCTGGTGTAGCACAATAGGATCGACCGCCGGGGGCTGCGCGGGCGCGTAGATGCCGAGGTATCCGGCGCGCAGCTTGGCGGCGAACGCGTCATTGCGCTTGTCGCCCTCGGGCCAGGCCATCTGGTAGTGCATCTCGTCGGGGCGCGACCAGTCGCGGCCCCAGAACACCGAGCCCTCGAACAGCGCCAGGCCCTTGCGGACCTTGGCCTGCGTGGCGGCATCCATCGTGTACCGCTGCCAGGGGTACTTGGGTGCCATCACGTCAACAGCGGTGCCTGCCAGGTGATTACTGTTGGCGACATCGTTTGTGGCCGACCAGCCCCACACAGGCGAGGTGATCTCTTCGACGTTGCGGTCATACCAGTACAGCCAGGCGCCCAGGATGGTCAGCGGGGCGCCCTTACGCAGCGGCGCGGTGTCCACGAGGTACAGCTCGTCGATGCGTACGATGTCGCATTCGTCCCGGTTGCACATACGCCAACCGTTCTCGGAGGTCGTATTGCCGTAGGCGGTGCGGAAACTCATCGGGTGTACTTCCTTTCGATGCGGGGGTCGATCTCTTGGGCGTAGGAGGACAGGCGGTCGGATGCCCACCAGCCCAGCCGGAATGAGATGGCGGCAAGTGCGGCGTAGACGGCCGAGTGTTTGAGCAGCTGGCGGGCCATGACTACACGCCCCAGAACTTGAATGTTGGTGTGACATCGACTTGTAACGGCTGCGATCCGTCGTTGACGGTCAGGGAGACCGGTAGTGCCTCGGTGCGCAGCAGGGTCGCGCCGTTGAACACGCCGTACCGGTTGATCACCGTGCCGTTGGCGACGGTGCCGCCAGGTACCGAGATGGTCACCAGCGAGCCGGTGGACGATGCCTTGTCGATGCCGGATTCGGTGACATCGACTGGGGTGGCCCAGGTGGTGTCGGCGTAGGCGGTGCCTACCCGGGTGGAACCGGCGAATAGGCCGATTCGGTTGCCGAGTGCGGTGATTGCGGCGCAGCAGGCGCGTCGGTGCGCGCCCTGGTATTCGGACATGCGGGGGCCTTTCTGTTGGTTACGGGGTTTCCCAGGTGGTCCATCCGCTGATGCGCGGGGTGTATCCCAGCGCGACGTTGCGGGGTGATTCGGTCGTCCATTGGTGGTCTCTGTAGGGGGCGATGGCGGATTTGAGGTAGGCGCATCCGAGTTGGCCCTCGATCATCAGGCCGCCGAAGGTCTGGTAATCGCCTGTGATGACGTAGGTTTCGTTGACCTGGTACCAGAGGTAGTCCTCGGTGTTGACCGGAAGGCTGTCGTCGTCAAAGTCCCAGATGGTGGTGTTGAGCTTGGGGACGTATTGCAGGAGGCATTCGCCGACGTTCGGGTCGTGTGGGGCCGCGTCGAGGTAGTAGTTTCCGTTGATCAGTCCGATTGGGCCGTCGTTCATGTAGATGTCGAAATAGGAGGTTTCGCGTCTGCTGTAGAAGTGGATTCGGAATGAGTAGTTGTCGATGTCGTTGGGGTTGGCCATGTTTGGGTGGTCCCTCCTGCGGTTACTGGTATGCGCGGCACCAGGCGCCGCCTGCGCCGCCGACGCCGCCGGGGCCGCCGAAGTTGGCACCGCCGGCACCGGCACCGCCGGGCGCATAGCCCGTTGCGCCATCGGAGGTTTGCGTGGCACCGCCCGGGTAGGTCACGCCGTTGTAGGTCTTGTCGCCCGGGCCGGGGCCGTCGTTGGCGTTGATGCCGGTGGGGTGCTGCGGGCCACCAGCGCCGCCAGCAGCGGACAGGCCCGCCCATCCGTCGCCGATAGCGGTGGTTGCCGTACCTGGGCCGCCCGCGGTTCCGGCGAAACCGCCGCTACCCTTTGCGCCGCCTGCGCCGATGACGAATGTCAGGGTTGTTGTGGTCCAGGGAACGTGGATGCCGCGCTCCAAAGTGGTGGTGGCCCAGGTTCCCGGGCTGCCGGGGAAGCCGCCGAGTAGGTAGAACGTGCCCGAGCTCGCACCGCCGCCGCCAGCGCCGACCAGCGCCAGATCGAGATAGCGGCACCACACCGGGATCGGGACCACGGTCGTGCCGACTGCGGTGATCGCGGTCAGCGCTGCCGGTTGCGGACTGAACCGGGCGGTGGCGGTATCGGCCCCGATGGCTTGACTGGCGCTGGAGGGAAGCCGAACCCGCGACAGCACCGCGATATCGGCGGCCGTGGCGGCACCGACGGCGGCCAGGCCGGGGAGCATCTGCGCTATCTCGGCGGCCACGGCCGAATCGGTGGCGCGCACACCGGGGCGGGCCGTGTCGGCAGCTATCCCGGCGTTTCGTGCAGCCACGCGCAGCTTCGCCCGCGCCAGGTCGGCGCCCCGGCCGGCATCACTGGCGGCCAGGCTCACTCCTGCGACGGCGAGGTCTGCGCTAACACCCTGATCGATGCCCGTGTGGGCGACCCGCAGCAGATGGGCCAGATCGGCGCCGACTGCCGAGTCCGCGACAGTGACCCGTGGCATCCAGACCCACTTGCCCATGGATGGCGGCGAGGGCGGATCGGGCTTGGTCGACCACCTACTCGATTGCCCCGAGGGCGCAGACGGATTGGTGGACCAGGGCATCAGACCGCCTTGATCGCGGCGTACCCCGCAGCCCCCCAGCCGCCGGTACCGGCGCTGCCCCCGATACCACCGGCACCGCCCGCGCCGCCGCCGCCGGGCCCGTTGCCCGGGGCTCCGTTGGCCGCACCTACCGAAGCGCTGGGCGGGGTGTTCTGCCCGCCCTTGAACAGGCGCGCGGAGAACCCAAGATCGCCGGGGCCGTAGCCCACCGAGTCGCGGTTGTAGAAGCTGCCATAGGCCAGGCGCCCTAGTCGGCCACCAGCGCAGCGCAGAATTTCGCTGTTGTCGGTGCCGTTGCGGAACACGATGTCGTGGCCCGGCTTGCCGTCGGTCTCCTTGCTGCCGGGCTCGCCGCCAATACCTGTGGGTGAACCCACACGCTCGGACTGCACCGTGATCTGAGTGACGGACACCGGGATGTCGACGCCGCGCTCCAGCCGTAGCGAGTTCCAGGAACCGCCGCCGCCCCCCTCGCCGGGCTTGTTCCAGCCGCCGTCACCGCCGCCGCCTCCACCACCGCCACCGCAGCCCGCCAGGTACAGCACGGTGCTGGCGCTGGGGATGTCGTAGACGGATAGGGGCAGGTTCGACCCGGTGGGTGAGTACTCGGTCCATTGATCTGCCAAGTTGGTCGACTCGCCCAGGGCGCCCCATACCGGCGTGAATTCCACGTGCCCGCCCACCAGGGTGGGCAGGGAGGTGTAGCCGGTGCCGCCGTCCTGGGTGAAGAACAGGGGGATGTTCTGCACGACTTCCAGCACGGTCGGCATGGCCGGTGTGGTGTAGAGGCCCTGCGGGTTGCCGACCTGCAGCACACCGATGAAGGCGGTGTGGCCCTTGGGTACCGTCAATCCCGGCGACGGAATTGTCAGAGCTTGCACGCGGCTGGTGCCCGATAGCCGTGCCTTGACGTTCCCGAGGTCGACGGCCTTCTGAATTTGCAGCGACTCATTGATCCGGTACACGCCCACGTAGCACTGCGTCATGCCATTGCCGGTGATGGCGAATTTCACGGTTCGATACGTGCGCTCGACACCCGGCGTGATGGGGATGAACACCAGCTTTTGGTCGGCCGGTACGAATGTCGACTGTGCATTGATGATGGGGAACGACACATCGTCGTTGATGCCTGTGGACATCCAGCGGGGGGTCAGTCGTGGCAGGTTCACAACGTCGGTGGCGTACACCGCGGCTGCGTACGCGTCATCGGCCTTTTTCTTGAGTGCAGCGGTCGCGGTGGATACATCGACAGGACCCCTGCCACTAGATCCGTCCCCAAATACCGCGTTCCAGAAGTTGTTCCACGTGTCCTTGAGGTCTTCTCCGATGTCGGTGCTGCCGATCGGGCTGTGCACCTTGGCCGGGGGCAGCTTCGGGATATTGCCCAACCCGAGTAGCCCGATGATTTCCTCGGCGGTGATCTTGCCGTCGGCGGTGATCGCGGCGAATCGCTGCTCGAAATCGGCGATGTCCGAATTGGCTTTGCCGCCAAGGGTGTCAAAGAACGATCTCCACTTGCCGAGCAGCGGCCCGAGGTTCGACATGACCGAGGTGACGTTAGAGAAGTGGATGCGGCCGGCGGTGGCGCCCTCGGTGACCACCAGGGTCACTGTCGCAGACTTGACCGATCCGTCGGTCGGCACCGTCCACGAGCCGCTCAAGCTGGCACGTATCCAGGACGAATCCGCGGCCACGGGCTGAATTTTCTTGATGACGATATCGGGGAGCTTGGCGCCATCGGAGGCAAACGGGGTGATGCACAACCGGATCGGATTGGACCCCGCTGCAGCCGAGACGCCTTGCCACATCGCCGATGCGGAGATGTCCACCGCCTGGCCGGCAGCTACGTTGAACGGGTCTTTGATGCTGATCGCATGCAGCTGGCCATCGGCGTTGAGGTAGATCGACTTGCCCGACAGGTGCCCGTTCTGGGCGGCGTCGAATCGCCAGTACGGGTTGTCCTCGACCATCTTCGGGTCGGTGAATCCGCCAGCGCCGCCCAGTAGGTCGTGGGCCACATCAGCCACCCACGACGCCGGTATAACGCCCTTGAGGAATTGGCCCGCCACCTTGGCGATAGCGGTCAGGATCGATTCGGGGTGGGCCAGATCGATGCCCGCCAGGGCGTTGCGGATACCGAGCGCCCATGTCCCTAAATCATTTTCGTCGCCGTCCTCGATCCCGGTCAGCAGCTCGACCAGATCGCCGAGACCAGGTTTGTCTTTGGCCCACTCGCGCAGCTGATCAAACGAACCCACGCCGGGAATGAGGTGCCCCATGACCGCGAGCACCACGCGACCGAGGAACTGCTCAATGAACCCCTTGCCGAACTCCTGGAGCTGTTGGGCTGTGAACGGCCTCGTGAGACCGCCGCCCTGCTCGCGGTGCACCGGGGCCGAGGGGACATCCCTTGCCCAATCGGGGATCTCGGGCTGGTTGTCGGTCACAGCGGCCAGGCCTCGATGTTGAAGTGCGACATCGCGGCGGTGGCGGTGTACGTCGATGTGCCGGTTTGGCGCTCGCACCGGATGTGCACGGTGGCCGAGGTGCCAGCGGGGATGGTGTCGTAGTCGTCGGTGGTGCTGCCGGGGCCGATGGGCTTGCCCGGTGAGAACGCCAGCCGATCAGTCTGGGCGATGCCCACGCAGCGGCCCACGATGTTGCCGTTGGCTTCGCCGTTGAGCCGGGCCAGCAGATTCACGCGCACGTCGGCCGCTTCGCCGGTAACGACTGTTTGGCCTTGTGCGCGGATGCGCCGAGGCCACGGGCGGGGAGGGATGTCGATCGCGGCCATAGTCCCGTTCGCGTTGCCCGTACCGATGTTCTTGATTTCGCCCGGGTAGAACACCTCGGCAACCTTTTGCGGCACAAGCTCAAAACCGAGTAGGTCGGTTTTGACGGCCGGAATCCACCCCGCCTTGGGATTGGTCGACAGGTCCAGCGGATTCCAGCGCGTCGCACCGTCTTTGCCGGTCTTGCCGGTGTGTAGCGCCAGGTGCATCTTCCACCTGCCGGGCGTGGTATCCGTTGGGGGAGTGATGAGTTCGAAAAATGCTGAATCGGGTGTCGTATCTTCGGGGGCCAGTGGTGTCAGGTCGATCTTCTCGTCGAACTCGGCATGCTTTCCGGGCGGGCCCTGCTCGACCCCGGACACCCCTCCCATGATTCCGCCGTCTTCGCGCAGCAGCACGTGCGCCACCCCGGTGCCGTCGACCGGGACCAGGGTGTAGCCCTGTCCCTGGTAGTAGCGTGCGCCGTTGAAATCGACGATAGGCCAAGCCATGTGGGTTACCTCCGGTTAGGACTGGGGGGCCAGTGTGATGACGTTGATGGCTTCGAATGCGCCAGTGATGAAGCGTTGAATCCTGCCGAGCGGGGCCTCGTCGCGGCGGCCGTCACCGAGCTGCACCAGGGTGGTCTGCTCGGTGGGGGTGATGCGCCACATGGTGTTTTCGATGTAGTCGGTGATCATCTTGGTTCGGCGGTGATACACCAGCGACATCAAGCCGCCCTCGAAAATGTCTCGGCCCAAGGCATATTGGTCACCGTTGCGGAAAGTGACCTGCGCCGTGGTAGTGCCTTGGGCATCGAAAATCGCGTTGATGAACGCGAACATGGTTTCGATGTTGTACGGGGCGCTGGCGGTCGGGTAGAACCGCTCGATGGCCGGATGAAAGGGGCCCACCTCGTCGCGGACCTGGTACACCTGGACCATCTGGAACGCCAGGAAGCTGTTGTTCAGGAATCCCGAGAGCAGATCTGACGGGATGCCGGAGAACCCGACCACGATCATCAACGAATCGATCAACCACGCAAACGTGGCATTCATAAGATCGTTCAACCACTTTGGAGAACGGCCGCCGATGATGTGTTGCCAGCCCTCGGGGGTGTGGTCGGCGATTTCACAGCTGATGATGTTGGAGTCCTCGCCCTCTTCGGGGGCCACGACGTAGGCGTAGGGCTGCTCGAAATCGACACCGAGCTTGGGGGCGTAGAACACCCCGTTCATACCGGGTACCTGCGCGATGACCGGCTTGAAGATGTCGCCGAGTGATCCGCCGAGGTCGATCACCGTCTTGATCACCGAATCGGCAACGGTTTTGGTGGGTCCCGAGATTTGCTGGCGGTCCCGGGTCGAAAAGACGTACGTGGGCGAATCGAGGTTGGCCCACTTGTCCGGTTGCGGGTCGCCGGGCCGCCACAGGTCCATGCGGGTGTCCACACCGTAGGCGCGGGTGACATCCTTGATGACCGTTCCGCAGGTTTCCATGCGAACGGTCTTGGCGCACATGGGCGATGTGTCCAGGAACGGGTTGGTGCGCTGCACATAGGTGGGGGTGCGCAGCATCTTGCCGAAGGTCTGCACCGAGAGCTTGTCGCGCTTGAGGGCCTGCAGGATCGTGCCCATCCATGCCCGGATGTCGGCGTTGAGTGACAGGCCGTTGTTGACGAACTCCAGCCACCCGGACTGGATACGCAACGCGCACTCGGCGACCATGTTCTCCACACAGGTCTGTAGCGCCCAGATGAAGATGGCGTGCGAAATGGGCTGGGCGGCAAGGGGAAGCCACCACGTCGGCCAGATCACGTAGTAGTTCAGGATGTCCCAAATGCCGCGCATCTCGACATTGCCTGTCCACGCGCCCTTTTCGTAGCGGTAGCGGTGAACCTTGGTGTAGAAGTTCTGTCGGCTGCCGGCGGTCTCCATCTCGACCCCGACCAGGGTGTTGCGGCAGTCCATGAACATCTGGATCAGTGGCGAGCTGCCCTTGAGCATCAGCTTTCCGGTGGGGCAGTCGTTGCGCGGCCGGGCGCCCGAACCCTCCATAAGGTCCGAGCCCACCGAGGCCATCGGGGTCCACATCTTGTCGCAGACGGTGAACCGATAGCTGGTGTCGACCTTCGAGTTTTTCTCGGTCAGGGTGCGGGCGGTGGTGGCGATCCGCGCGATATCGCCCGAGCGCTTGGCCGCCTCCCAGCGCTGCTCATCGGATATGGGCATCACGAGATGGCCCCTGGATCGCAGGGGCGCAACGCATTGCGCATTAGAGCGGGTATCTCCGTCGCGGCGTGCCCGAGGCGATGATCTTGGAGTCGGCGTTGCCGCCCTCGATCGAGACCTTCACGAAATACGGCTGCGCGGGATTGCCCGGCGATTTCGGTGGTATCGCCGCGTTCTTGGAAAAGCGGCCCTTGAGGTACTTGTACAGCGGGCCCTGCGGCGGGGTGATGCCGAACTGCGACTTGATCTGATCGGCGAACGCCGTACCGTTCATGCCCGCAAAGCTCATGAACTTCTCGACCGCCTCCTGGAACAAATCGAGTTCCTGGGGCGAGGGCGGCACCGAGGTCAGGTCTTGCACCAAGGTGGTGTGTACGCGCGGATCGGTGCGCAAAAACACCACCTGATTGGGTAGCAGCGGCCCGAATTCGACATATTCGTCCGAGCCGGGCCCGTCGTAGATTTTGGCCTTGGTGAACGGCCCGAACAGCACGTAGTCGTCGTACATGTCCTGATCACCGATGTTGATGCGCTTGAGGAACCCGGTTTGCGCCACGGCAGCGTTATCGCCCGCGGCCAGCTTGCGGATAGCGGACGGTGTTGCCTGGCTGATCACCGCGCCGGCGGCGAACATGCCGTTGCCGACGCCCCGATGCGCTGCCCCCAGAGGCGAGCCCGTGCCGGTTTCGGTGACCGACAAGATCTCCATGTCGTTGCGCAGCACGCGGAACGTGCGCGGGTGATCCTCGGTGCCGCACACCAGTGTGAACTTCTCGCCCGGCAGCGGCCCGATGGGGATGGCCAGCGGCCAGCTGCGCAAGGTGGTCTCAACGAAGTTGATCGTGTAGTACAGGCGCAGGTATCCGGCGCCGTACTCGACGAACACCCCGTCGCCCGCCCAGCTGCCGTCAGGATTGCGGTTCATGCGCGCGCCCAGGATGTTTCGGCCCGAGTCGGGCACCGACCACTCCTGAAATCCCCCGTGCACCTGGGAGACGACCTGGTTATCGGTATCGGTGGCGAAATCGGGCCAGGGCCCGTTGATGACCCGGCGCCACTGGGTGCCAAACCCGTGTTCGGGGTCGTCCCACCAACGCATTTGGTCGTTGTAGGAGGTGCAGAACCCGCCGCCGGGGCCGCTGTAGCGCTGCGGAACCGCGCCGAGATCCTTGGTTTGGCGATGATCGGTCGCGAAGGTGTCGGTCATCGCGTCGTAGGTGAACGCGAACGAGTCCGCGTGGTCGAACGACTTCCACGTGCCGGTGTCGGCCTGTAGCCGCAACGTCGCTTTCTGCGAGGTGCCCTTGCGCATAGCCGAAACCGGATCGGGTTGCCCGCCTTGGAACCAGCGCACGTCGGCCCACCAGTACCCGGCATCGTGATCGAAAAAGTCCAGCCGGGAACACTTGATGGCGTCCAGCGAATCGATCAGATGCCGATAGACCCGGCGCGTGCGCGCGGCATTGCGGCCCCGGCACTTGACCGTGAGCTTGACCTCGACCGGATCCAAAAACGCGTCGATATGGTGAACGCCATCCTCGGTCGCACCCTTCTGGGTGACGTGCTTCCATGGCGCGATGAGGCCTTCGAGGTCGATCAAATGCACGGCTTCTGGCGCCGTGTACGGGTCGGGAATCGCGTACCCGCCGATCATGAACATCTCGACCGACCCGTCAAAGGCGGTCAGGCGCATCATGGGCTTTTCGCCGTTGACGAGGTGATACCAGCCATGGGGTGTGACGGGGTTGGCCGGATAGCGGATCGTCACGGTCACATCCCCGGCCCGGAGTTGCGGGCCTGCTGATGAAACGCGATATCGCGGCCGGTGCCGTCCTCGGTGGCGCGGTTGTTGGTGATGTGGATGTTGGTGTCGCCCGCCTTGACGGGGCCGCCTTGGGCGTTCGGGTCGCCCTGATTCGGGTTCGGTGGCGCGGTCGCCTTGCCGGCCACGTTCGGGATCGCCGGGGCAGCACCAGCGACACCACCGAGGATCTTGGTCAGCCAGCTCTTGTTGGCCAGCTCCGAGCCCGCGGTCGGCAGCACCGTATCCACCGCGCCCTGCACCCCGATACCTGCAGCCTGCGCACCAAACTGAATCGCCCTGTTGGCCAGCTTGATCCCGGTCTGCGCCGCCTGCCCGGCACCGGGGGCGAAGATGTCGGCCGCCGAGGCGGCCATCCCGATCGCGGTATCGATGGTGCCGCCGGGAGTGATACCGACCCCGCCTGCACCCGAACCGGTCGCCGGTTCCACACCACCAATGCGCGTCGATGACGGGCTCCACGCCTGCGCAGGCCCGGTAGCCCCACCCCACCCGCCGCCAGCGGCCGGAATACCCGCTGTCAGTGCAGGATTGGTCAACGTCGGATCGCTCATGACCGGATCGGTACCGCCCAGGGACGGATTACCGGTGACCGCTACGCCAGGACCGGCCGTCTTGGGGTAGAGCGCCCGATAATCGACCATGGGCCCGATCGGCTGCGGCGACGGTGCGCTCGACGTGCCCGAACCAAGGGGCATGTAGTACTGCTTGGGGAACTGCTTATCGAGGGCGCCGGCCGCCGAGCCTCCCAGCATCGGGCCGTGTCCTCCACCAGATTCGAAATTCATGCCGTTGGGCAGCGTCGCGGCCATGTGGCCCTGCTGCCCCGGCAGGGGATTCACACCGACATTGAAGGCACCCGGCTGGTAGCCGGGCAGGAAACCGAGCTTGGCAGCGCTGGCATCGGTGGCGAACGCAGTGGTATCGAACAGCCGTGCCGGTGAGGACTTCCCGTCGCGCAGCACCTCCACCAAATCCGAGACGGCACCCGAGCAGTCGGCCAGCCCGTTCTGCAGATCAGATGCCGGAGCGTACTTTCCGCCTCGCGCGGCCAATGCATACATCGCGGCGAGGTTGGGATCTACACCCTGTTGCAGCGCCATTGGCCCGATGCCCGCCATGGCAGCGTCCTGGGCAACACCGGTGTACTGCGGCCCAAACACGCCCTGGGCGGCCAGGATGCCCATAGCGCCGTATCCGCCCTTGGACGGGTTGAGTTGGCTGACCGCGCCGAGCTGGCCAAGGATCGGGGCCGCCGCCATATTGGCCAGGAACTTGGTCAGATTCTCGGCCAGCCCCGGCAGGCCCTTGGAGATCCCGAAATCCTTGTCCAGTGCCGCGCCGATCTGGCCCATGCCGTCGGCGAGGCCCTGCGTAGAGCTCTCCAGTTTCTTCCACGTACCTTGCTGCGCCTCAGCCAGTTTCATCTGCGCCGAAACGTACGAGCGTTCGGCGTCGGCAACCTGGTTGCGCGCTCGCAGTAGTGCGTCCTGATCGGCGTTACCCTGCTGCTCCAGCCGGATCAACGCAATGCGGTCTTGCTCCAGAGAGTTCTTGGCCCGGATCGCCGACGACTCAGCGTCATACACCCGCATGGGGTCGACCTCGTAGCGACCGAGCCCGGGCCCGCCCTTGGGAGATGAGACCAGCATCCCGGGCGCTGCGGTGGGCGCCGTGGCCAATCCTGGCGGCATGGCGACGGGCTTTGACTCCACCGACCATAGACTCGGATCGATCGGGGCCTTGGTCTTGTCGCCTTTGTCAGCGGCCTCGATCTGCTTCTTGGCCTCGTCGAACGGCACTCCCGGGCCGGCTGGCGCCGGGCCTGCGGGCCCCTGCGGCTTGGGGGCCAGTGGTGAGTTGGCCGGTACCGGGACGCCGGGCGTGGGATTGATCAAGTTGCCCAGTCCGAGCCCCACGCCGTCGCCGATAGCGTTGGCGGTGCTGCCCGGTGCGGGGATGAAAGCGCCGGGCAGATTCGGGTCGAGCTGAACCGGGGTCGTCGGCGCGGTGATCTCATCGCCCGCGTTGTTTCGCCCGCCTCCCGACCCGCCGTAGACGGGGTGGGTTACCTGCTCGCCAATCCAGTTCGGGATGCTCTGACTGAAGAACTTCACGAATGAGGTGTTGGCGAGCCTCTTTTCGATCTTGTCTATCTCGTTGGAGATAGTGTCGCCCAGCTTGGTCCAACCGCTGGCGTGCTCCTGCAGGGTGTCAGTTGCCTTGTCGGTCTTGCCCTTGATGTCGTCGAACTGCTGTCCGGCCTTCTTGAGGTCCATGGCAGCGATGGCGGTGTTGGCTTCTTCCCATCGGGTTTTGAACAGCGCCAGCCCGATGTTCGTGCGCTGTTGCGGGTCCTCGATGGCCGCCATTGCGACCATGATGGCCTCGAAGGCCCTTTTGGCTTCGTCCCCGCCCGCGGCGAAAGACTTGCCCATCGCGTCGGAGTCGAATCCTAAGGCCTTGAACGCCGCACGCGTGCTGACCGAGCCGTCGTTGGCGCTGATGGCGAACTCGCGCAGTGAGTCTGCGGCCAGATCGGTGTTGCGGATGTTCGCCTCGTACATCTGGTTGATCAGGCCCAGTGCCTCGCCGCCGGTTAGTCCGAGGTTTTTGAAGTTGATGGCGTACTCGTTGAGCGTGTCCATCATGTCGCCGGTGAGATTGAGGCCCTTTTGCTGCGCGCCAAGGATCAGGTCGAAGGCATCGACATAGCTCTTAACCATGCCGCCTGAGACGAGACCGCGCGCTCCGAGTGCCAGTGAGCGGGCGTCTTCTCCGGTGAACGCCTGGACTGTCTGCATGCGTTCGACGAACTTCTGCGCGTCCTGCTCACTGGTGTTGGCGTTGATCAGCCGTGCCTGAAATCCCACGTCGAGCGTCGACAGATTCTCTTGCGCGGACTGTCCAAAACCCTTGGCCCATGCGCTACCTGCGGCGCTACTGAACCGGCCCATGGTGTCCTTGTCCACACCCATGCGAGTGCGGAACACATCCTCGACACGCAACTGGGCCATGCCGTCGGCGATGCCGCTGGCGATCCGGCTTCCGACAAGGACGCCGACTGCGGTCAAGCCCAACAGGGCCATTCCGATGGGACCGCCTGCGGTGCCGAGTCGGGCGATTGAGGCCGCGCTGCTCACGCCATGGGTGAATCCGCCCGAGAATCCGTCGGCCATGTCGCGGCCGAGCTGGGCGGCCTGGCCAGCCTGGGCGCGCATCCCGCCGATGAAGTTGGTGTTGTTGCGGCGGCCAGCTTCCTCTGCGGCTTCCTGGTATTCGCGATAGGCCTGCGTTGCATCACGGACGGCGCGTGATTCGGCACGGCGGGCGGTCTCTACTCTTTCGGCCTGGCGCACGATCCGGGCACCATCGGCATCGCTGTCGCGTAGGCGCTGCAGCTGCGCTTCTTCGGACTTGAGTCGACCAACGGCATCCGATGCCTTGTCGTAGGCATCAGAAGCCCTGTCGCCCATGCGCTTAAGCGACTTCTCGACTTCCTTGGAGCTGCCCGCCAGCGCGTTGGCGAACTCGCGACCGGCGTCTTTGCCCGCGTTGCCGAATGTGCGTGTGGCGTCGTCGGCAACGCGCTTCCACGACCGATGATCAGCGGCGGCCCCGATGGGTATCTGCACGGACATGGTTCACCTCCTGATCATTGGTCGCCAAACGCGTCTTCTAGCAGCTCTTCTCGCGCTGACTCGATGAATTCGTTTTCAGCGGAGTCAAGTTCGTGCTGTCTGCGAGATGCCAGCGGCGATGAGTACTTGGTGTACATGTATTCGTGCGGGGTGCCCGCGTACTTGCTGGCCCGGTATGCCGCAAGTTCGTTGTGTGTGTCGGCGATGATCTTCTGCATGACCGTCCAGTCGCCGTCGCGCCCAAACGGCGGCGGTGCATGGGTTTTGAACTCTGAGTGTTCGGGTAGCTGGTGGATCAGCGACAGTAGTTGGCGGCTGGAGAGCACCAGGGCGCCGCGCTCATCGCGGGTGCCCTGGTGCCAATCGGCGATGCGTACACCGCGAAAACGAAGGTCGGCCTCGATCGCATTGGGCCAGCGGCACCACAGCGCTACTGCCTCAATTACTTTTGGAGTCGATCTTTGTCCGCTCCTCCAGCTGGCGTTGCATCAGCTTCCAGTGCGTGTCGATCTGGCCGGGAACACCGCCCGCGGCGAGGAACTTGTCGTAGGTGTCCCTGCTGCCCAT